GATCCAGGTTTTGAAACTGATTTTATGGGTACATTAATGTATGTTCATGAAACAATATTCATTGAAGAAAATGCTAGAGTAGCACAAATATATTTCCACGAATGTGAATCTGCAGAGCTCTATAACGGCCAATGGCAGGGCGACAAACAACGTACTCAACAATAAAACCACACGCCTTCCCACCAAGAAGCAATGGCTCCTCATTTGAGGGGCCATTCGCTTTGCATATTTATTGTAAACATACTGCATAATGGGATTAAAACTTCGTACACAACTTATTGATACTAATCCTCCTGGACTAAATATAAAACCCTCAGCATTAACATACGCTGAAGGTGATAGTAACTTTATATATCTTCTTACTAATATGTCAGGTAGTAGTATTAGTATTACTGGTCCTACAACAGTTACAGGTAATTTATCAGTTAATGGTACTTTATCACTTACAAGTAATTTTTTAGGTACTTCTTCTTGGGCAGATAATGTAGTTAATGCTACAACATCATCTTATATAACAAGCTCTTTCTTCACAGGAACAAATGCTGCTTTGAGTTCATCATACGCCACTACAGCATCCTACGTATCTTTAAATTTCCAAAATGAGATACACGTTAGTCAAGTAGATGGAAATGATACTACAGGTGATGGTAGTTTACTTAAACCTGTTGCAACTATTACAAAGGCACTAACCTTACTTATGGGGTCTCGTAAAACAATTATTGTTCATCCAGGTGAGTATAAAGAAAATGTTACTGTTGCAAGTGGTAACACTACAATTTCAACAACTGAGTTAACAGGTGCTAATACCCTATTATCAGGTTCATTAACTATTGGTACATTAGGTTCAGGTTGTCGTATTTCAGGTTTGAAGATGTCTAATCTTGTTATTAGCGGAACAGCTCAAGCTTATATTAGCAACTGTACTATAGATAATAATGTAACCAAATCCTCTAGTGGATATGTAGAGATTATTAATACAGAAATGCAATGTATTGCAGGTATTCAAATCTCAGGTTCAGGCATCACTATTATTAACGGTAATAAAAATGTTGGAGTATCAGTAAGCAATGCATCAGCACAGGTTATTATAAAAGGATGTAATAGTGTTGTTACACCTTCAGCTAGTGCAGGTAATTTAGCAATAGTTGATTGTATTGTTACAGCTTTAGGAGGAAATGCTATAACTATTACAGGTGTTTCAACAAAATTAACTTTGGCTAATAGTCAAGTACTTGTGGAAGCAGGTAATAACGTAGCCCCAATTAGTGTAGCAGGTATCTATTCAATATTTAATACTGTTTACGATAAACCAAGTTCAACTTTTACAGGAACTAGTACTAATTCAGTTGATTATTTCCAATATATAGATGCTGATAATATTACTACAAAGGGAGTAACAATATCAGGTTCACTAACAATATCTGGTTCATCTACATTTACAAATATAGGACCGGCAGTTTTTAGCGGTAGTGTAATATCAACTCAAGGATTCTCAGGATCATTCTCAGGATCATTAACTGGATCAGCAACAACAGCATCCTATGTTTCAGGTTCAGTATTTACATCTACTAATCCTGCTTTAAGTGCATCATACGCATTAACAGCATCTTATGCTTTAAATGGGGGAAATCAAAACTCTATTGATACTTCAAAATTTATTACAACTGGAGCTATAGACACAAGACAATATATATCAGGTTCATTAACTATTCAACAAAATCTATCAGTACTTGGATCTTCATCTTTTGTGTATGTAACTGCTTCTCAAGTATATTTAAATAATAATACATTAACTGTATTTGGAAATCATGATGTATCTGTTACAAAAGCAGGATTTATAGCTGCTGATAGCGCATCATCCCCATACCCCTCATCCTCATTATTGTATTATTTAGGAGCAGGAACAACAGGATATTGGATTATAGATGCTCCTTTATCTAGTAGTGCATTTACAGGTTCATTATTTGGAACAGCATCATACGCAAAAACAGCATCATATGCTTTGAACGGCGGTGGAGGTGGAGGTGGATTCTATATAGCAACAGGTAGCGTTAGTGCTAGTGTAAATGTAGGAACAACAGGTAGCATATTTACTTTAACTTCAGGGAGTACGCCTATTACTCTTATGTCATTTAATAATAGCGGTAGCGGTACTAGTTCACTAACACTAATAAGTAATGATTATAGTGGATTAAAGATAGCAAGAAATAGTCCCAATGATTTAACTTGGTTTCAAGTAACAGGATCTTATGATGCTAATACTGTTGGTATACAGACAGAAAATAAGACTTGGATGTCTTATTTAAGAAATTCAAGAAATTTATATCTAAATGATTTTGCCGCTTCAGATCTATCAGATCCAGGAGGGGGAGCTACTCCTTATACTAGTTCTATAAGTAGAAATTTAATTGTATATAATAACACAATTTCTTCATCATTAGAATTTTGGACAACTACGACTGGAGTCAATTCTCCAAAAGCAATAATAAAAGGAATATCAGGTACAGGAGATAGGGGAGGAGATCTATCGATATCAGTTAATAGTGGTAGTACTGGTATTACAGGATATGCAGGATTGGTTGAAGCCATGAGAATAAAGCAAGATGGTAAGATTGGTATAGGGACAAAATCACCAACAGCTGTACTGCATATAAGCAGTTCAGGTACCGATTCAACAACAACATTACTCAGGGTTGATAACGGTAATGCTACAACATCATCTTTTTATGTAAAAGCAGATCGAACTGTTGGTATACCAGGAGGTATATTGTATTATGGTCCAGAAACCAGCATACTAGCACCACCACTACGAATAATACAATCATCTACTTATAACACTTATGCAGGTATAGAAATTGGGTATAGTAATAGTAGTCTCACAACAACACCATTAGTAGCTGGTAGTACTGTAATAGGTTACAATAATTCATATAAAAACGGTAGTCAAATAATAATAGGACAATCAAATAATACTGATACAGCAACTAGTACAGGTACTTCAATAATATTAGGAAATAATAATAAAATAACTGGATCTAATTCAACGGGTGGTACAATTGTAATAGGAAATAACAATACAGCAGACCAACCAACACTCGGAATAAATGCTGCAATTATAATTGGACAGAGTAATAATACAAATGGTTATTATGGTGCTGGATTAATAGGCAGTAATTTAAAATATTACGGCAATCAACAATTAGCATTTGGTGGTAATAGGAGTGAAGTTGATTATTCTGTAAAAGAAGTATGGTTTGGATATGGTGTAATGAATGAGAATAATGCAACTAATACTAATCAAGGATCTGGCCCAAATGTATCTATAAACGTATCAAGAGCATATTCAGGTAGTGATATAAATAGTGGCTGGCCTAATACAAATAAGAGTGGTGGTAGTCTAACTCTAAATGGAGGACAAGGAACAGGAATAGGATCTGCAGGAGATGTCATTATAGGTACTCCTACTACAGGTTCGACAGGAACAACTTTCCATACACCAACCAATAGAGTATGGGTTAAAGGACATACAGGGTATGTAGGTATAGGAGTATCATCTCCTTTAACAACACTTCATGTCTCAGGATCAGGATTGTTTACCTCAGCAGTAACATCTTCAACAATGATAATATCATCATCGAGAGATAGTATAGTAACGATTGTAGGATCAGGATCTGCAAACCCATTATTTACAGTCAACGGCTCACAAGGTCAGTTATTTAGTATAACAGATAGCTTATCCGGATCTCTATTCTCAGTAAATGATGTATCAGGTTTATCTATCTTAGAAGTATTCTCAGATCAAACAACATTAATAGGAAGTAACTTAGCTCCCGCATTATATACTACAACTAAAGTAACAGCTAATACCGGTGTAACAAAAATATACACACTACCTACATCATCCTATGATGGAGTATACGTAGATTATACAATAAGATCAGGTTCAAATGCAAGAGCAGGACAACTAATAGCTATGTGGAGCGGTAGTAGCATGAACTATACAGAAGTATCAGCATCTCAATTCGGTACTACAACAACTCAATTTAAATTTGGTTTTAATGTATCTTCAAGTTATATGCTGTTATCAGGATCTGCAACAAGTGATGGATGGACAGTTAAAACAATAATAAGATCAATATAATATGGCATTTAACTTCTCACCTAAAATAGTTACAAACGGCTTAGTATTGTACTTAGATGCAGCTAATGAAAGAAGCTATAATAGCTTTGGTACTACCTGGTATGATTTATCTCCAAGTAAAAATAATGGAACTTTAGTTGGTAATGTACCATTCAATGATGAATATAATTACATGTCATTACCTTCAGTTAGTGACTACGTTAATGTGTCTTCAAATATAAAAACTACATTTAATGGTGCACAAAATGCTAGTTTAAGTTGTTGGGTAAGTAGTAGCATCGTTAATACTCTTGCAACATCAGCATTTGTATTTGGATTCCATCAAGTAGGTAATTATTCTGGAGGTAATAGATTCGCTTTTTCTTATCAAAACTATAACTCTTCTCCAATAATGTATTTTAGTGTAGAAAACATTACATCAACTTATGGATATAAATCCTATTCAATACAAGGATCATGGACAAATATAGCAATGACTTACGACGGCTCTCAATCAGGAAACAGTAAATTAGCAGTATACATAAATAGTACTCTATTAACAGGAATAACTTTTGCTGGTTCACTTCCAACTACATTATCATCAACATTGGATGATTTTAATATAGGATATGCAGATGAAGGAAATAATACTTTAGTGTCAACCGCACAAGCCTATAACAGAACATTATCACAAGCAGAAGTCCTTCAAAACTATAACGCACTAAAACCCCGATTTAACTAACAATAATATGGCAGGAAAAACAGGACCAAGTAGCTCAACAAGTAACAGTAACGGATTAATATTCTGTTTAGATGCTGCTAATCAAAAATCGTATGCTGGTTATCCAACATCATCGTATACTTATCCTCCTACTAGTTATCGTTCTACACCGTTTTACGATTTAAGTGGAAATAATAATACTTTTAATGTATGGGTATCCAATCAATTTTCTCCAAGTACTTTAGATCTACCTATATTAGCAAATAATTATCTTACTTTTAACGGAGGTAATCAATATGGTAACACAGTTTCTCCAAATAGTTTTGACTTAAGATCTACCCGAACATGGGATGCATTAGTATACTTAGCTAGTGATTGGGATACTCAGGTAAGAGGTAGTGGAACACTTTATATACAAGGAATTGGGTATGATTGTCAATACGCTGTTTCTATTATGAATACGACGGGCAATGTTCGTAAAATTAAACTAACTTCATCCGACTATAAACTATGTCCATTTGATACTTATAATGAATGCCTTAATTACTATAGAGAAAACAGCGTACTATCAACAACAGTACTATCCCCAGCAACATGGTATCACTTATGTACAGTATTAGATAATCAAGTGTTGTATCTATATATAAACGGCACTTTAGATTCTTCCTATACTTGGAATCCAAGATTACTTGCTAAAGGAGGTATTACAGATATAATGTCATATGCCGATAATACAGGAGGTCCTGGTTTCTTCAGAGGCAGACTCAGTCTAATGCGCATGTATAATAGAGCACTATCAGCAACTGAAGTATACCAAAACTATATTAATATAAAAAGTAGAACCACTTCATAAATCTAATAAAATATGAGTACAATAACAGGTGGACCTGATACAAGAGCTGATGTAAGAGATTACGGAGCTAAAGGAGACGGTACAACAAATGACACCGCAGCCATTCAAGCAGCGATAAATGCAAATCGTAGCATCTACATACCAACCGGTAGTTACTTGGTTGATACCCTAGTATTAAAAACAAATACTAATATACTGGGAGAGGGTATAGACAAATCGGTACTAAAGTATACTAGTAAGGGTACAGATTATGTTTCAGCATCACTGCTAATAAAATCTGGAGATGCTAATTCATATGTTAATAATGTAGCAGTTAGTCAATTAACACTTGATGGTCAAGTAGAAAGTCAAGGTTTTTCTGAAGGGGTACATCTCTTATCTTTATTTGGAGCAAGTAACTGTAATTTTAACAACATTAAATTTAAAGGATTTAGAGGTGATGGTGCATTATTAGGTGGAGCATTACCTTACTATGATGCTGAAAGACATAATCAAAATATAACTATTTCTAACTGTATATTTGATGGTGTTAATAAGAATAATAGAAATTGTATTTCAATAGTTGATTGTACCGGACTATTGGTAGATAACTGTGAGTTTAAAAATTCTTCAAGGTCTGATATGCCAGGTGCAATAGACTTTGAACCTGACTATTATCATAACATAATTTTAAATTGCACAATAAGAAATAACACCTTCAACAATATCGGAGGTAACTCAGGAGTAGTAGGCATTGCTATTGGAGATAGAAGATGGGATACAAGTCAAACTCCTTCTTATAGATTACCCTACACCGTATTTCCAACTAATATATCAATTGAAGGAAATACAATAACAAATTCTTTTCTTGCATTTCAATATGTGTATAAGTATAATCCAACTGAATTCATAGGTATTTTAGATGGCGCAAATAATGTTTCGTTTAAAAATAATACAGTATCTAACTGTTCAAAATTCTTTGACCTATATAGTGCAAATGGACTAGTGTTACAGGGTAATACATTTACTGATTGTACACTGCTGAATTCTATAAATTTTCCTGTTACCGATTATATTACATCAAGAAATATAACTATTTCTGGATCTACATTTACAAGATGCGGTACAGAAGATGCTGACGCAATACGTATATTTAACATTGATACTATTTTAATAGACAACTGTCAGTTTATTGATTGTGGAAAAGCTGATGGATCTTACGGTAATGGTATAGATTTTGCTGGAGGTAATTCCTACACCGTACGTATAAACAATACAACCTTCTCGTCACCTTATGGAAGAATGACAGCAGCTATTCGCAAGGAAGATAACCACACATATCACCCAGAAACAAATCAATTCAGTGGCAGTATAGTTAATGGACTCCCCTATAACTTTGCAACTTCTTCGAGAGCTAATATAACGAGTTACGGTGCGATTGGTAATGGTATCTACGATTGTACTACAGCTATACAAAATGCTATTAATAATAATAGTGTAGTCTATGTACCAACTGGTAATTATAGGGTTAAAGGATTATTGTTAAAATCAAATACTTACATAGTAGGAGATGGAATAGATAAATCAATACTAACACAAACTGCCGCTGAAATATTATCTGCTCCTTTTATACTAAGCATATATGATAGTACAAGAACAGAACAAGTAACTATAGAAAATGTAACAGTAAGTGGATTAACATTAAACGGTAAAGTTGAAAGTTTAGGATTTTTAGAATATAAGGCACTACTCGTTGCAACAGGCGTAAACAACCTAAATATAAACAATACTAAGTTTTTAGGCTTTAGAGGTGATGGACTTAATTTATCAGGATATGTTTTTATTGGCGGTGTTGAACCAAGAATAGAAAGACACAACACAAATGTACGTGTAAGTAATTGTATATTTGATGGTGTTACTATGAATAATAGAAACGGTATTAGTATTATAGATTGTGATGGATTATTAGTAGATGGATGTGGATTTAGAAATATAACTAGAACTAATATGCCAGGAGCTATTGATTTCGAACCAGATCACGATTGGTGTGTTGTGTTGAATAGTACAATAAAAAATTGCTCATTTGAAAATATTGGTGGGATTGGAGGAATAATAATGTTATCTCCAAAAGCAGTGAGTTATGCTCCTCCATATTCTATAACTAATCCAAACCTGTATGCCAATTTAAAAGTAATACCGCATAACTTTACTATAGAAAATAATACACTACAAAATTGTCCATTTATTGATTACTACGGCAATGGATATGCAGGAGCTATTCTTTATTCAAAAGATTATTCGAATAATGATGTTGTATCGAATCTACTAATAAAGGGTAATAAGATCTTAAATATGCAAAGACCTGGATTGGTTACTAGTGGTAATAAGGTTACTTTTCAAGATAATACCTATATAAATACTTCGTACGGTATAGACATACATGCCGTTAATAACCTAGTATTTTCTGGAAGCACTATGGTTAAGGCAGGATCTCTAGGATCTGCAGTAACTCTCTTTGATATGAATAACACAGATATCAGATATAATAACTTTATAGATTGTGGAGGCGGAAATGTTAATGATGGTGGTAGAAATGCAATAAGGATCCTAAACGGAACAATGCTTGATACAAAGATAAACTACGATTCGGGTTCAACACCAAATAACATTACAAAAAAGCTTGTAGCTGTTCAAGGAGGTATTTCATTTGTAGGTTATCAAGAATTTACCGGAAACGTTCAATTAGACGGTATTACTTCCGACTATCCTGTAGCTAAGACAAGAGTTAATGTCAAATCAGCTCCTTATAATGCGATTGGAAATGGAACAACAAACGACACTGCAGCAATTCAAGCAGCTATAGATGCAAATGCTAATATCTACATCCCAACAGGTAATTACCTAGTTACTAAACTAACTTTAAAAGAAAATACTGACATACTGGGAGCTGGAATAACACTAACTACTCTAACTAAATCAGGATCTATAACTCCTAATAGAGATTCCTTAATCTATGTTGATTCTAACTCTACATCATCTAAAGTAAATAACATAACAATAAGTAAGATAGGCTTAAACGGTCAAGTAGATGTATATGGCTTCAGAGAGCAGACTCATTTAATTTGGTTAGCAGGTGTTAATAACGTTAGTTTGAATAACATTAAATTTCGTGGATATAGAGGAGATGGTCTTTATTTTAGTGGTGTAGGATCAGACTTTACACGACGTCATAATACAAATATTAATGTAACTAGTTGTAGTTTTGATGGAGTTAATAATCAAAATAGAAACGGTGTAAGTGTTATAGATGGTACCAACATAAATATTTCTTATTGTAGTTTTACCAATTCAACAAGCGGAAGCATGCCAGGAGCTATTGATTTTGAACCTAACACCCCATACAACATTATACAGAATAACTCAGTAACAAACTGTAGCTTTAATAATATTAGTAGTTCAATCTTTGCAATCTCAACTGTACAGTGGACTGATGATAGTAATAACCCTACACCATATGATGTATTTCCAAATAGATTTACTTTTGAAAATAACACAGTCACAAATTGCCCATCTGCTTCTATGTTATTCTATACCTATCAAGTAAGCCCTCCATTTAATACGGGGTATATTCAAGATGATGAAGCTATATGTAATATAATGTTTAGAAACAATACCTGTTCAAGTGGATCTAAACCATTCTTTTTAACAAATGCTAATGGTATTGTTTTTGAAAATAATACATTCACTGATTTCAATGATGTAGGTTACATAAGTTTTCCTGTAAGGGAGTTTATAACTTGTAAAAATATAGAAATAACTAACTCAACATTTACAAAATGTGGAACAGGTACTGACTCATGGCCGTTCTATCCAGTCGGAGGATATGACGCTGCTTATAGATCACCTAATGGAACAGCTATCAGAGTCTATAATACCGATACTCTAACAATAAGCGGTAATAACTTTATAGATTGCGGTAACGGAACAACTCCAGCAAGTGCTATAGAATTCTTTGAAGGTAATTACTACTACTATAATAATAATGGATACAGCCAAAATTCTACAGGAGGACCTGATCAAGCTTATAACATCAATATAAACAATAACGTATTCACTACACCTACCTTAAAAACAAAATACGCAGTAACTACTGGATCGAAATGGGGATCTAATTACAGGTATGATTTTAATCCATATACAAATCAATTCTACGGAAATACACTAAGTGGTCTGCCATATTTCTTCCCTACAGGTAGTGCATATCAACTAAATGTAAAAACTTATGGAGCACAAGGTGATGGAACAACAGATGATACTACAGCAATTCAATCAGCCATAAATGCTACAGCAACTACAGGTATAAATAAAATATACTTCCCAGCCGGTACGTATAAAATTGGATCTTATACAATTACGGATGATTATTTAAAAAACTACTCATTACTTCTTCGCTCTAATATACGGTTTTTTGGAGACGGAGATACATCGATAATTAAAACAGCAAACAATCTCTTTACTAGCACAAATATAAATGCTAATGCTCATATCTTTTATGGAGAAAATATTAACAATGTACAATTCTCTAATCTACTAATTGATCAGAATGGCGGTAATAATCTCGTTCCAGCAGGAATGGCTCCCGATACTTATAAAAACCATATGGCAATAAGAATTGATAACGGAAGCAATTTCACGATTGATAATGTTACAATTAAGAATTGTTCTGGTTTGAATATGATTGCTCTCAATACAGATTGGAGAACCCGAACAGGATATGGTCACGGTGTTACTGTTACCAACTGTACCTTCTTAAATGGTGGACGGTATGTAGGAACATCTACTGCAAATATAAATCAAATAGACTTTTCATTTATTTACTTTGAATGGGATAATGTACTTATTAAAGATAATCGTATTGAAGAGCAAAATTTAGATCTTGCACTAACTGGACCAACTGGAGGAATAGAAATACACGGTTCTCATTGTAAGATAATAGGCAATACAATCATTGGTTGTTGTCCTGCTACATATATTACAAGTTTAATTCAGGCTCCAGGTCAAGTCAAAACAGATATAGCATTTGATAATAATACGGTGACGGACTGTATAGTAGCTATTACATTCTTCGTAGGTGAAAAAATGAAAGACGTATACATTAGAAATAATAGTATCGGACTCACTTACGCAAGAGCATCAGGATTAGCAAGCACTTCTGTTGGAATACAGGTACCATTTGGAAATAACTCTTCCTACAATCCTGTTCTAGGTAACAACGCTTTACTAGAGAAGATTAAAATTCAGAATAATATAATAACTGGAAACCTACCTAGTAATACGACATTTACATCAGCAGGAATGGTACTTAATTCATTTACAGGTAGTGAGATAAGCGGTAATACAATTACCGGTATGAACTACTGTGCTATTAGTTTAGAGGGAAGTAAGTGGGGAATGGGTGATTTAAATATTTCAAATAATACATTTACAAATTACAAACCCATTACAAACCCTGATAATTCAGGTATAAATTATATTAAAGGACATGTTTTAATTCAAGACTATCTAAGCATACTTAACCCTCCTGTACCTACACCAGGAATTAATAATGTAAATGTTAACTATAATACATTTGTTGGGTATAATAATAGCAGTACTGTAACTACTCTGTTCTTCTCTGCATATATTTGGGGGACACCAACTGAACAGAATACAATACTACTTAATGGTAATACAGGTGCAGATCTTGTACGAAGATATGGTCCATAGCAAAGAATTACAGTTATATAGGATTTAATAATGACTCTAATTCAAATTTAGTCTTTTTTATTTAATTAAAAATTAATTTTGATAGTCAAAATTCTCCCCCTATCTTCATCGTATGTACCAATCAATTTACTACGATCGATCTACCTATACCTATCATCTACGCGATGATGAAAAAGGCTGGTTAGATTTTAAATACACACCCGAACTATACCAAATAACACCTAATGGTCCATTAGAGACATTAGATGGTAAACGCGCTAAACCAGTTGACAAATACGAATGGCGCGACACTTCCCTATACGAACAAGACGTTGATAAATGTACACGCGTACTAATTGACTTATACAAGGACAGTGATGAAGGTCCTAAACAACACAATATAGTTTATTTCGATATTGAGTGTGAAATTGGTGGAACATTAACTGCTGATTATATCAAATCAGCACCAATGAAAATGACATCAGTAGCGTTGTATGATAATACAATGCAAAAATGGTATTGTCTAATATTAGATGAAAAGAACCAAATTACACCAGTAACAACTGATACACAAGAGATAAGACGCTTCAATACAGAAGCAGATATGCTACTTGATTTCCTCAATCTATGGGAATATATAGACCCAACTATCATCTCAGGATGGAATAGTGGATTCTTTGATGTACCATACACTTACTATAGAATGTGTAATGTGTTAGGTAGAGCACAAGCAGAACGTCTATCACCACTACGCAAATTAAATTTCACTGAATGGGATCAATCACAACCAATAGAGCTAGGTGGTATTAATCATCTAGATTACATGTTATTATTTAAAAAGTTCATTGTAAAACAAGAACCATCATATAAATTAAATGATATAGGTGAGAAATATGTTAAATTAGGTAAGATAGAGTATGATGGCTCATTAGATAAACTATTCCAAACCGATATAAATAAATTCATTCAATATAATCTACGTGACGTTGAAATTATTATTGAATTAGAGAAGAAATTAAAATTCATTGATCTAACAGTTGCTATCTGTCATTTATGTCACGTGCCATACGAGCAGATCTACTTATCAACAGTATTAAATGATGGAGCTATATTGACATATCTTAAACGTCAAGATATAGTATCACCAAATAAACCAACTACAATAAATCCATCACTTAAGGAACGTACTGAAGATGATTATGCTGGTGGTTATCTTAAAGATCCTATTCCTGGATTGTATCAATGGGTTATTGATTTGGACTTTACCTCACTATATCCCTCAATCATCCGCTCACTCAATATAGGTATTGAAACATTAATAGGTCGTATTGTCAATACAGGTAAATATGATAACCAATGGACATATGAAGAGCTATTAGACATGGATCCTGATAAAATGGTTACTATTGAGAAACTAAATGAAAATTTCACTACATCTAAAACACAAGTATCAGTTAGTAAAATAGTAAAAATGATTGAATCCAATAAATGGATTACAGCAGCATCAGGAGCTATATTCAGAACAGACAAATCATCAGTAGTGTGTGAAGTATTAACTGATTGGTTCAATAAGCGTAAGCAATACAAGAAACTAATGTCTGAAGCATATAAGAAAGGCGATACAGTATCAGGTGAATATTACAATAGATTACAACACGCATATAAGATTAAATTGAATGACGTTTATGGTTGCTACGCTATTAATGGCTGGCGCTATACAGATGGACATAAAATGATATCATCTGCTATTACATTGACTGGTCAGCGACTATTACAGGAGAGTATTAAAAATATGAACGATTATATCAATAATGAAATAAATAATACACCTAAAGGATGTGGTAATAAGAAAAAATAGCGTTGGCTGGTTAGTGTAATTGTTATATATTTATTGACATGATACACATATACTATTTAGAAAAAGATAACCAACCTATATACATTGGATATACTAATAACCCAAAGCATAGAGAATATTTACATAGACAGAAACACGGCAATGTAAGAATGATATTAATAGAGGAAGCTGAAGAACATAATAAAAAACAATTAGAAACATTCTATATTGATTTATTTAAAAGTTGGGGTTTTAATCTGATGAATAAAAATGAAGGAGGTGGTGGACCTAAAAATCATACTCAAGAAAGTATAGAAAAAATAAAAAATAATAGACCAAAACCAAAACCACGTTCAACAATGTGGAGTGAAGAAAGTAGAAAACGACAGAGCGAAGCATTAAAGGGTAAACCTAAACCTGAGGGGTTTGGAGATATGATGAGACAAGCTAGAATAGGTAAACCAAAACCTGAAGAGATGGGCAAAAAACTTAGCTTATCTTTAAAAGGTAAACCAAAAAAAGGAGCATATAAGTCCATATTACAGTGTGATTTAGAAGGAAATATAATCAAAGAATGGCCTAGTATAAACCATGCTGCTGAAGGTACTAACAGTAATGCTTCTACTATATCTAAGGTATGTAGAGGAATATTTAAACAAACAAATGGATTTATTTGGAAATTTAAAAAATAAAATAAATATTATGAACAAAGAATTTATCCCTTACGAACAAGCACTAGAACTTAAAGAACTTGGGTTTGATATACCATCAGTAAGTGGTTATAGTTATCCTGATTCTGATAATTTACTTACTCAAGCAATTTTATACCAACAAGCATTTAGATGGTTTAGAGAGAAGTATGGGTTATTTTCTTCTGAAGTTTATGATAGAGGTTTAGATAATGGTAAACTACCTATTATACATTCATATTCATTTAGAATACTCAATCTAAATAATTTTGAAGATTTTTATGGTACTACTTTTAATACCTACGAAGAAGCAGAACTTGCTTGTCTGAAGAAACTTATTGAAATCATAAAAATAAAATAATGACTGATTATATTATAACTAGTGACACAGACTCGTTGTTTATCCATATTAAAGACCTACTACTACATCGCTATCCAGATTTAGATTTAAACGATAAAGACAAAGTAATTCCTTTAGTATTAGAAATAGCGGCTGAACTCCAAGTCGTAGCAAACGTGTTTATAGGTGAATTTGCAAAGAAATCATTTAATATACCAAGCGATCGTGAGCATTACTTTGAATTAAAGCAGGAAGTAGTAATTGAACGTAGTTATCACTCAGGTAAACGTCGTTACGCTATGCTTATTGTAAATAAGGAAGGTGTAGATACTGAAGAAATGATTATGATGGGATTAGATTTGATGAAATCAAATATGCCTCCGCTATACAAGAAATTCGGACAGAATCTATTGAAAGATATAATGTCAGGTAAACCTAAAGCTGATGTAGATAGAGCAATAGTAGAATTTAAATCATCATTAGATAAAATGGATTGGAATGATTTAGCTAAACCAACAGGCGTTAAACAAATTAATTCATATATTGCTAAACGTCCATCACCAGGAGAAATATTTAGTGAATTCAAATTAAAAGCACCTGTTAATACTAAAGCAGCAGTATATTATAATGATCTACTTAAATTCAAACGATTAGACAAGAAATACACACTGTTTACAGAAGGCGACAAGATGAAATATGTATCGCTGAAACCAAACCCATTCAATATTGACGTAATCGGATTTAAAGGAGTTGATGATCCTGAATTTATAATTGAATTTATCAACAAATATGTAGATAGAGAAGATGCATTCAATTCAGTATTATTAAACAAATTAACTGGTGTATTCAGTGATATTGGGTGGGAGTTCCCAGTACTAAACGCCAAAATTAATCGCTTTTTTAAATTCAGTTAGCTATGATACGTCACCAATCCAATCCAGAACAATTAAGAGTAGATACAACAATCAAAATTATTGAGAAGGATGGAACGGAGATAATAGCGCCCGTAGTAGTATTAATTGGATTATCTAAAATAGAAGACAATCAACAATATAACATCTATAAAATAGCAAGTCGAATATTTAATAAAGAATTTACATTAGACAGACGTAATTTAGTTTTACCGCCTAAAAAGCCATGGTATAAATTTTGGAAATCAAAATAAAAGTTATATATTTAAGTTATGAAAAAATTATTCTTAGAAGACGTTATTGAAAAATACTACTTAGGTGGTTTAGTTGAACGTGTCAAAATACAAGTAACAGACAAAACACTAACCACTAAATTTATTTCAGCACAGAAAAATCTAGTAGGTGTATTAGAAGCACCAGGTATCACATTACCCGATTGCGAATTCGGAGTATATGATACATCACAATTATTAAAATTAATTGGTATTACTGATCACTTCCTAACATTAGATGTTGAAGCAAATAAAGGTATAGCTAATAAATTATTGATTGCTGATAACGAATATAATCTAGAATATGCACTAGCAGATACAATGCTAACACCAACAGTGCCATCAATTGATGAACCAACATATCAAATGGTAGCTGATGTTAATACTGAATTCATTGCTAAATTCCTTAAAGCAAAGAAAGCACTAGGTACAGATGTATTCATTATAGAGCAGGGGTATGATGTTGAAGAAAAAGCAGCAATGAAATTTACATTAGGTGGTGTAGATAAACACACCAATAAAGTTAATTTTACACTACAAACAACATTATCTTCAGTACCAGGAGTACAATTAAAATTCCCAATAGCAGAATTCGGTGAAATATTAGCAGCAAACAAAGAACCTAAAACAGGTGTATTAAGTGTTAGCGAAGATGGATTACTAAAGATTGAATTTACTAATGAAGAAGGTGTTAAAGCTACTTATCTTCTTGTTGGGAGGGAATAATTCCATATATGTATATACGAAATATAGGATACGACAGGTCCTAGTTATGAATTATATTAATTAACCGCTCACCAATTGGGAGCACAAAAACACAGGAGGTTTAAAATGACAACATTCTTAAAAGAATGGACAATGGATCCATTAGACATCGTTTGGAAGAACTTTATGAATTCCAATTCGAATTACAACACAATACAAGAGAAAATCAACTACCCAGTTGATATCTACGAAACAGAAAACGGGTTATGTTTTGAATTAGCCGTAGTAGGCATAGATAAAGAGGAACTAGACATTCTAGTAGACGGAGACACATTACGCATTACACATGAGGGAAGATTAGATCAAGGTCGAACATATATCGCTAGAGGTATAGCAAGACGTTCATTTGATTTAGCATGGAAAGTAGCATATAAATTTGATTTAAGTAAATTAGTAGCTACAATGGATAAAGGATTATTAATTATAGACATCCCATATGCCGACTCTAAAGCACCAAAGAAAATAAATATTAAATAAAGTTTTGTAAATTAAAAGACCTGTCGTATCTTAAGTTATGAAAATAGTAATAGTAACACCCGTTATTCGAACAAAAGCCAAACACAATAGAGATGCTTATATGACTATTATAGGTGATCAAATACATTTTGATTGCTCAAATGGAGAATATGGATCGGTTGCTGTAGATTTGGATCAATTAGAAGACGCAATCCACGAACATAAAAAAAAGACAAAAAATGAAAATAAAACCGCTACATAATCACGTCGTGATTAAGCAACAAGATGAAACAGAAACAATGTATGGAAACATCATTGTACCAGATGCTGGTAAAGAAAAACCATTAATGGGTGAAGTTATAGCTTCAGGACCCGGAGTAGTTAACATGAATGGAATAATAATTCCAAACACTATTGAGGTAGGAGCTACCGTAATATTCCCTGCGTTTGGGGGACAACGTATCACTGTAGAAGGTGAAGAATATGTTGTATGTAAAGAACAAGATTTAATCGCAATTTTAGAAAATTAAAAACATTATGAGTAAAATTATCAGTTTTAACAGAGAAGCAAAAGAAAAATTAAAAGCAGGTATTGACAAGGTCAATAACGCTGTATCAGTAACAATGGGTCCGTTTGGACGTAATGTATTAATTGAAAAAGAACATGGACAAGTAGCATCAACTAAGGATGGTGTTACAGTAGCTAAAACAGTAGTATTGGAAGATCCAATCGAGAATATGGCTGCAACAGTAATTAAGCAAGCCGCTGAAAAAACAGTAGATGCTGCTGGTGATGGTACAACAACATCAACTGTTCTTGCACACTCAATAGCAACCCAAGCGCTTGAAGCAACATCGTATGCATCAACAAATGCAACACAAGTAAAAAAAGGTATTGAACAAGCAGTAAAAGTAGTAGTAGCAGAATTAAAGAAAATGTCTGTTCCTGTATCTGACGAATCACAAATCAAACAAATCGCTACATTATCAGCTAATGGCGACACTGAAATTGGTGAATTGGTAGCTACAGCTATTGAAAAAGTAGGTAGAGATGGAGTTGTTACAGTTGAAGAATCAAGAACAGGTGAAACATCACTTGAAGTAGTAGAGGGTATGCAATTCGATAGAGGTTATAAGTCACCTTATATGGTAACTGATAACAATACTATGACAGCAGTATTAGATAATCCATTAGTATTAATTGTAGATAGTAGAATATCAACAGTAAAAGAATTATTACCTATTCTAGAATCAGTATCAACACAAAGTAAATCATTATTGATTGTAGCTGAAGATATTGATGGTGAGGCATTAGCAACACTCATTGTAAATAAAATGAGAGGTATCTTAAAAGTAGCTGCTGTTAAAGCACCTGACTTTGGAGAAAGAAGAACATTGATCCTAGAAGATATCGCTACATTAACTGGAGGTACAGTAGTATCGTCTCAGAAAGGTATGAAACTAGACAAATTCAATAAAGATTGGTTTGGTGAAGCTAGAACAATTACAGTAGGTAAAGATGTAACTACTATCGTTGATGGTAAAGGAGAAACTGAAGCTATTGGAGCACGCATTGTTGAATTGAAAAACCAAATTGACAACTCAGTATCACCATACGAAATTGAAAAATTACAAGAGCGTATGTCTAAATTAATTGGTGGAGTAGCTATCATTAATGTAGGTGGTGGAACTGAAATTGAAATGAAAGAAAAGAAAGACAGATTGGATGATGCCTTACAAGCAACTAAAGCTGCTCTTGATGAAGGTATCTTACCAGGTGCTGGTGTAGCATTGTTACATGCTAGAACGGCAATTAGTTATGCTAAGGTAGATGGTGATGACTTCAATAAAGGTCAACGTATTGTATCTACAGCCTGTACCGCTCCATTAGAACAGATATTATCGAACGCTGGAGAAAATTATTATGATGTTTTATCACAATTAAAGGATACTGAATCTAGTATGGTACCAAATATTGCTAATCAAACCTTAGTAAATGCATTCGAAGCAGGCATCATCGACCCAACTAAAGTAGTACGTTCAGCTCTTGAAAATGCAGCTGCAGCAGCAGTAACATTACTAATGACTGAATGTGTTATCCATGAAAAACCATCTGAAAAGAAAAATGATGGTGGAATGGATATGATGGGAGGAATGATGTAATCTTTGAAAGGCAAAATAATATTCTTATATTTCGGTTATGAAAAAACAACACACACTTTGGATTGAAAAATATCGTAGCCAAACGCTCGAGCAATATATCGGAAATGATGCGGTTAAAAACCGCATCTCCGATTGTATTACAAATAACGATATTCCTCACTTTATATTCTCTGGTACAGCAGGTACTGGTAAAACAACATTAGCTAAACTAATAGTAAACAATATCAAATGCGACTACATTTATTTAAATGCTAGTGATGAAAATGGTATTGATATGATTAGAGAAAAAGTAAAGGGATTCGCATCATCTGCTACATTTAATCCACTTAAAGTAGTAATATTAGATGAATCTGATTTTTTAACTCAACCAGCACAAGCAGCACTCCGTAACATTATTGAAGAATACTCAATCAATACACGTTTTATCTTAACGTGTAATTATATTGAGCGTTTAATTGAACCACTAACATCGCGTTGTGAGATTCATATATTGAAGCCACCATCCATGCCTGATGTAGCTAGACATATCTGTACTAATATACTAGATGTAGAAGGCGTTACATACGACATTAAGAATGTAGCTATGCTAATTAAGGAATACTATCCTGACATTAGATCAGTTATTAAATACCTACAAGCAGGTACTAAAGATAGTAAGTACGAGTGGATAGCATTAAATACTGATTGGTTATCTAAGGTAGTAGAAACGTTAAAAGCGCGTGATAAGAAAGCCTGGTATATTATTCGTCAAATAGTAGCTGACGCTCAAATCGATGATTTTCAAGTTGCTTATCGCTATATGTTTGATAATTTAGATAAATATAGTTACGGACATGATGCTGAAATATCAGTTATACTAGATGATTTCATTTGGAGATCAGGTGTAGTACCAGATAAAGAAATAAATTATGCTGCTTGCATAGCAAAAATATTAGAAACAAATAAAAAACAAGTATTATAATGAGCCAACAACAAATGAATCTTCGTTTAGAAGACACAACCCCAATCGAATGTGATAAATGTAAAGGACAATTATTTAAAGAGGTAACATTAATCCGTAAAGCATCTCGCTTTGTAACTAATATGCCTCAAGACAGTATGGTTCCAATTCCTGTATTTGCATGTCATAAATGTGATCATGTAAATGATGAATTTTTACCCCCACAATTGAGATCTGATTACGTTGAAGTAGTAGAATAACTAAAATTAAAATAATGTTCAATATATTTAAAAAAATAAAACAAATAATAGTGGCAAAAAAAGAAGATATTAAACTTGATGATGCTATTTTAGTAGCACAAAAATTAGGAGCTGAAAATAAGCAGCTAAAAAAAACTAATGAAGATTTAATGTCAGCAAATAATAGACTAAAAGATGATTTTGCTGCAGCTGTTGAACGTGTTAGGTATTTAGCTGAACAACTTAGGATAAGAGAAGCTCAACAACAAGCATATGAAAGATTTAATGATGATAATAGAAACTATTAATAATAAAAACTAACTTAAAATGACAAAACAAGAATTAGAGCAAGAAAAAGAACAAATGCTAGAAGTTATAAATAGATTAAATATAGCTAATAAAGAACAATCTAGTATTATAGCTCAATTAAAAATAGATCTAAATGATGCTCAAAACAGAGTAAGAGATTTAGCTGAACAACTCAATACAATTTATACTCAGAAGTAATCAAATAATGAATATATTCGATCATATCAAAAATATCACAACTACAAAGGGTCCATACCTAGGTGACGAGGGATGGAACAATTGGATGGTCAATCGCTATCTAAGTATGGATCAAGAGTATTGTGAAGTAGTAAATTATGTCCAAAAGAATACTTGGCAAATGAAGAGTGAGTATCTATACAACCTATATAAGGATCTCATTCCACAGCAATATAAGTATCTTAAGTATATTAAAGCTACTAATAAGAAAGAATATAAGATTGAAGATATAGAAGCCGTACAAGCATACTTTGAAATTAGCAAAAAAGAAGCTAAGGAATATATTGATATGATTGATAAAACCGAATTAGAA